TGATCATGTTAAATTAAGAGTGTATAAAGCTTTACTTGAAACAGCTAAAGTTGCATGGAGAGAAGATAAGTTTAAGAGAACTTTCTTTATGGATGATCACACAGAACAAATGTTAGATTTTGATGGGGAACAATTCAACGAGGCTGAATATGGTATAATGGTGAATGATTCTAAGAATGATACTAACATTAAGAACTTACTTGAAGGTAGTAGAGATATGTTACTTCAAAATGGATTTCAATTATCTTCAGTAATAGATATTTTACGTACAGATAATATTAGTACTATGCAACGTAAAATTGAACAAAAAGAAGAAGAAATAACTAAAGCTAGACAACAACAAGCTCAAGCAGAACTTAAAGCTAAAGATACTATTGATCAAAGAAAAGAAAATACAGATTTAGAAAAAATTGCAGTACAAGAAAGAAATAATGTTAGAGATAATCAAACTAAAATATTACTTGACCAAGGTGCTCCACAAGAAGGAAATAATGGAGAGGGTGTTAAATTGTCTGTAGATCTACAAAAACATAAAGATAAGTTAGATTTAGACTATGAAAGACTAGATGAAGTTAAGAGACACAATCAAGAAACAGAAAAAATAAGTAAAAATAAACCAAAAGTAACAGCTAAGAAATAAGTATTAGTTATACAGAATATTAAAACTTACCTAATTTCTTGGAGTTAATAAACAATTATTAGTAATTTTGATAACAGTTAAAACAGATTATGGCAAAAGAAGAAGTTAAAGAAAAAGAAAATTTTACAGATGATTTAGGAATCACATTTGATTTTGGATCTACTGAAGAAATTGGAGAACAAACAGGAGATGATGATTTATTATTAGAAGATGCAGCCGCTAAAGCTGATGAAAATCTAAGTGCTGAAGAAAAAGCATTATTAAAAACTCCTCCTGGAACAGACATAGACATCAACAAAGAATTTGAAAATTTATTTGATGATGATAATAAGAATAAATTAGATAACCCTGCGATTGTAGATGATAAAACAACAACTAAGGGTAAAGCTACTGAAACAGGTGATAAAGGTGAAAAACCTTCTGATTCCTTAACTGTTGCTTACGCAAAGATTCTGCAAGAACAGGGTTTATCTGATTTTAATGAAGAAGAGTATTTAAAATCAATTGAAGAAAAAGGTGAAGCTGAAGCATTCGTTGACTTATTGGATAAAAATGCAAAACTTAAAGCAGATACTTATGTAAGTACTTTAGATAATTATTCTAAAGAATATGTTACATATAGAGAAGCTGGTTTTACACAACAAGAAGCAACTACTCTTATAGGTAACAAAGAGAGTATAAATGCTATCACAACAGATCAAATTGAAAAAGATGAGGAGCTACAAGAAAATATTATCAAAGAAGTATCTACTTTAAGAGGTATTGGTGCTGAAGAAATTAAAGAACAAATTCAACTTTTAAAAGATACTGATAAATTAAAAGATAGAGCTACTCAAAATTTAACAGGTTTACAAACTTATTATACTAAATTAGCAGATCAAGAATTATTAAATAAACAGAATACTGCTACACTTCAAAAAGAAGCTGATGATAAGTATATTACAGATTTAAAAACAGATATCAATGGTACTGATGAAATTATTAAAGATAGAAAGATTAATCAGCAAACCAAAGATAAAATTTACAATCTCATTACAACTCCTGTTAAATTAAAAAATGATAAGACCCTTAGTGCTATGTGGGCTAAAAGAGCAGAAGATCCAAAAGCTTTTGATAAAAAACTAGCTTATTTTATAGTTACTGGTCTTTTTGATGGTCAAACTAAAACATTAACTACCGATGCTAAAACTAAGGCATTAGCTGAAATTAAAAAAGGTATTGATAGTGGACGTACATTTAGTACAGGTGAAGCATTACTAGAAAATAATACTAATCAAACTATAGATGATAAAGCTAAGGAAATGGAAGAATTCTTAACAACTTAAAAACTGAATAAATTATATATAAAAAATGAAAATAAGTAAATTACAAACATTAGATCCTAAGTATTGGGATGGTCTTGTTAAAGAAGATCACTTAGGTGCAATTGGGGCACAACGTCCAGAATTGATTAGTAAAACTATTGAAAAAGTATACAAAGCTACTTATGGTGGTGATGATTTTGTATCCTTTATCAATCAATTCCCTAAAAGATATATTGATGATGATGTTCCTTATCAATGGATGTTACAAGGTCCAGATGAAAGAAATTTCGCATTAATTAAAGCTACCAGTGATGCTGCTGGATCTACAAGTGTTACATCTACTGATAAATTTGGTGTAGGATATGGAAGATTCTTTATGTGGTTTGCTGAAAGAGCTTTTCCTGCTACCTCTGTTATTGTTGGAGAAAATCCTGATGATTTTGCTTTAAGAGTTGTTAGTGACCCTGCTGAATACGGTGATGGATCATGGCAACATGAGGTAGAACTTGTTACTGGAGATTCTAAATTATTTGTACCTTTCGAAGATTTACAAGCAACAAGCTGGTCTGAGGAGTATGGTCTTGTAGAACAAACATTATCTAAAAGAGGTAATGAAGTTACAGGTAGTTCTCATTTTATGATGGAGAATGTACTTTCTATGATTCGTAAGAATTATGAAGTACCTGGAAACATGTTAATTAAAGGTCGTAATAAACCTATGGCATTTGCCTTTATGGATTCCAAAGGGAATTTACATAAACGTTGGGTAGATATGATTGGTTGGAACTTTATGATCCAATTCCGTAGAGATATAGCTAGACTATTATTATATGGAAAATCAAATAGAAAAGATGATGGTTCTTTCACTAATAAAGGAGAATCTAAAAATACAATACGTGCTGGATTTGGTATGTACGAACAATTAGAAGGTGCTAATGAAGGTTACTTTAACACATTCAACATTGATGCATTAACTGAATTTGCACTTGATATCTCTGTAGGTAAAGTACCTGAAGATGATAGAACTTTCTTACTCTCTACTGGAGAATACGGAGCTTATGAATTCCATAAAGGAGTTGAAACAAAGGCTACCAGTATTACTTATGTGAGAGATACATCCAGAATTTCTACTAAAGATGGTAAATTAATGCTTAATGGTGGACAATTTATTGAATATAAGACTGTAAATGGTCTTAATTTCAAAGTAATGATTGATCCTACTAAAGATAATCCTGTACGTAATAAAAAACGTGATAAAAAAGGAAGACTTTTAAGTTCATTAGTTTATGATTTATTAGACTTTGGTACAAACAATGGTGAATCAAACATCCAACGTGTAGCATTACGTGGTGATGAAGAAATGTATGGTTATAGACCTGGATTAAGAGATCCTTTCAGTCCTTATAACAATAGAACTCCTCAAGACAGAATTATGGCATCTTCTGTAGATGGTTATGAAGTTTATGGAGCTTATATTGGTGGAATGCAGGTGAACAATCCATTAAAAACATTTAAATATGCACCTTCTGAGTTAGTAGCTTAGTATTAAACAAGAGATAGGGTATTTAAATATACCCTATCTTTTTATTATTTTTACAAAAAAACAACAATAAAAAAAAGGAATTATGACAGAAAAAGAAGCAATAGAATCAGGAATTTTAGAAAACAAAATTGTTAAATTAAAACCTATTCCTAAAGGAGGGAAAATGATTAAAGATCCAAAACATTTTGGATATTTTATGTTTGATGGTGCTTTTAAAAATTATGTATTACCAAGAAGTACAAAATCAGGTTCTTATCCTAATATATTTAAAAATGGAGAGTTAGAATTTTTTAATGACATACTACAAACAGATTTATCTTTTTCTAAAAGAAAAGAAAATTTTTGGGATACTTATAGTGTTAGAGTAGTAAAAGATGAAAAATTAATGAAAAAAGGATTAGATTTTGATTTAAGTGATCCTTATCAAAATCTTGATTATAGAATATTAAAGCATTTAAAAATAACAGCTCCATCATATGATGAAAGAGAAAACAACCCTAAGTATATATGGTATATGGCTGAAGAAAATGAAGAATTGCTATATGAAGCTAAAGAAACTGAAAAAATAGAAGAAATTTGGACATTCTTTGGAACTCTTAAAAATTCTAAAAAGAAAATGATTGATTTATTATCTGTATATTATGCAGAAAAATCTAAATCTAATGAGGTTGATACAAATGCAACTATTGAATTTTTTATATCTGAAATTAGAAAGCTTATTAAGAACGATCCTAATTTTGTATTACAATGTAAAAATGATGATAGTTATATAGTTAAAGCATTTATTATTGATGGTGTAAGATGTGGAGCAATTAACAAAACTGGTAGAAATAAATATAACATTATTGGAGATACTTCTAATTATGATTATATTGGTTTAACTAAAAGAATTGTAGATTTAAAGAAAAATAGTGATGATGACTATATTAGAATAAAAGAACAAATTACTAAATACAATAAAGATAATAAATCTAAATAATAAAAGAATATGCTTGCTGCACAGATGAAATATGAAGGAGAAATATTATATGCTAGTATAGCTAGTGATGCAGCTCCAGGATATACCAATAAAGAATGGTCAACTCTTCTTACAGCAGGACAAGAAAAAGTAGTAAAAGATATTGTAGATAAAGGATTTGATAAAGAGGAGAAATATAGGAAAGCTATATCTCCTCTATATCTTCCTGTTATAGTATTAGTTGCTGCTATGGGAAGTGATGCAAATATTACTAATGGAAAAACAACTACTATTGCTGCAAATGTACTAAGAACAACTATGGAAAGATGTTCTACAGCAACTACAGCTTTAATATCTGTAAAACCTATTAGTCATGATTATTATACAGCTAATATAAAGAATCCACATAAGAAACCTGATATAAATTATACATTCTGGAGATTACAAGGATTTGATACTCCTAATAAACAACATATTATAATTACAGATGGAAGTATATTAGTGGATTATAAATATGTAGGTATAACTAAACCAGAACCAATAATTATTGAAGATTCAACTTATGTTGCAGGAGATGGTAGTATAGATGGAATAGCTTTTTCAGCACATACAGCTACTCCTTTAGAATGCACTCTAGGCACATTTATTCATAGATGGATTGTTCAAGAGGCGGTGAATATAGCATTTGCATCTGATAAAGATACAGTAGGATATCAAATATCTAATGCTGAAAATATTGAGAATATTAAGAATAATTAATATATATATAAATTTAAAAAGATTAAAAAATGAATCAAAAAAATGTAAAGTACCTTATGTTAGGTACAGGAGATGCGAGTTTAATGGCTTCTGGAACAGTAATTACTAAAGCTAGTGATATTACTGCTGGAGTATTAGCTATTGTAAATTCAACAAATACAACTGTAACTACTGATCAAACAGGTACAGCTCCTTATTTAGTTAGAGTAGTACAAAGAGTAGGAGATGACTTAGTATATTCTCCATTTATTAATTGTGCAAAACTTAATAGAGTTGTTGCTCAAACTGGTGTATTACCAGTTGAACAAGTGTCTTATGTAGGTTATAATGGAACAAGTGGATTACTTGCTGATGCTGCTTCTAGTGATTATATTATAAAAGGTATAATTAAGAATACAAAGGTTAGTTATAATACTACTCCTCAAATTAATCATTGGTCACATGCATCTGCCTCATCTACAAGTGAGTCTGCTATAGCTAAAGGATTATTGGATAGTTTTAATGCTTGGGATAAGAGAAATCCTGAAGATGTTTTAATGTGTGAAAGAGTTGCTGCTACAACTAGTGTTGCTGCTTTAACTGGAACTGCTGTAATTTATAAATTAACTAAAGGTTTAAAAGGTGTTAGTACTTTTATTAAAGATGCTGATGCAACTAGTAGTTTTACAGCTTCTACAGCTAGTGTAACTGCTGCTGATGCAATTCATGTTGCTTCAACTGGAGCTAAAACTTTTAGCTTTACAGCTCTTGTATTAGGATCTGGTGCAGGAAGACACTTAATTCAAATTGGTGAAACAGCTTATAATGTTGCTGATACTGGAACTGCTGCTCAAAATGCTACAGCTATTGCTGCTGCTATTAATGCAGGAACACAAGCTAGTGCTGTTGCTGCAACTGCTTTAGTTACTATTACTTTTGAAGAATCTACATTTGGTCATACAGTACCTATGGTATTAAAAACAGATGATGATTCTACTTGGACTGTTGTTGTTGTTACTGCTTTAAGTGGGGATTTAATTCCTGTTAAGTATTTAGCAAACGCTACAACTTCTGCTGCTGCTACATTTGATTTAGATACTGTATGGCAAGGAGAAACTGTATATCTTTATGAAGGTACTGGTGCTGCTGCTACTTCTAGTATTGGAATTGCAACTCTTAATGGAGACACTTTTGGATTAAAATTCACTGGTGTAGCTTTAGGTGTTAATCATCAAACTAGAATCTATGAAAAAGTTAGATTTGAATTAGGTTTAGATGGTGATTTTGCTGATACTGTTTTAGTAACTGATTCTATAACTGCTCTTGAAGGAGTTGGAAACAACCCTCAAATAGGTATTTTTGAATATCAAGCTCAAATGAATGATGGTCAAGCTTGGGTACAAGCATATCCAACTATTAATTCTAGAAATGAAACTGATAAAATAGCTTCAGATCTATTTCCATTATTCCAAACTATTGTAGATTTTTATGACGACGGATTTACACCTGTATTAGGAGACAAACCTGAATCTTATGCAACTGTAGTAATTGCCACTCCAAATTCAACTGGACATGGTTTAATTGGTGATGTATTCGGAATATAGAATAATACTTAATTAATATATTAATGGGCAGGAACATTTTTTAATAAAACTGTATCCTGCCCTTTTTTATTTGAATATTATTTATTAACTTTACAACAAAATATATATTATGGATATTACAGGATGGATAAGAAAAACTTTCGGCACTTCTTTATATGAAAGAATATTAAGCCAAGTTATATATCAAAATGGCGAACATAAAGCTATAAAAACACTTACAGAAGCAGTATTAATAAATTCTGATGGAGAGGAAGTTACTTCTTTAGGAGGAGGAAGTTCTGGTGGTGGAGATACCACTTATTCTAATGAACAGAATGATTTTACAGCTTCTATTACAGATTCAACTTATAATGTAGTACTTTCTACAGATAGTGTAGGTGGGACTACTATATCAGAAAAAAACTTTCTAAATGGAAGTTTAAAGGTGTATCAAGCATCTAGTGAAGAAAATATTGATATAGCATTAGATGATTTTGTATGGACTGTAGGAACTAAAACATTAGATGTAACTAATTGTACTGGAGCATTTGAATTTGCTACTGGAGATTTGGTTAGTTTAAGTTTAACTGGTCCTAAAAAGTCATATGATATAAATCAGGATGTAGATAAAACTAATGTTGAAAACCCTATATGGGATAGATATACAAGTCCTGAATCTTTAGTATCAGCTAGTGATATAGGAGCTACAGATGATGTTTGGGTAGACCAGGGAGCAGAAATAGATTGTGCAGGATTCAAAACAATAGGTATCTTCGTTAACCTTACAGTAAATGATTCTATAGGTAATCAATTACAAGTATTAGTTAAACAC